GAATGGAACCTTAGTCCCAACAGCTTTGACTGCCTCTTGGAATGCACCTTGACTCATAGCCGCCTGAGCTTTTCCTGACAGCACTGCATTGCCAGCCGCTGTATCCTTTAAGCCCGCTACACCACCGCCTAAGCCACCTAGAAGTTTGCCACCCAAGAAAGACAGCATACCAGTTTTTATGCCTTTACCAACGTCACCTGTTTCAAGAAAAGAGCCAAGGCCAGCACCCATGCCAGCAAGAGCGGCACCAGAGAGTCCACCAAGTCCTATACTTGGAGCAAGAGCGGGCAGTCCTAAGCTAAAAAGAAACGGTAACATTGAGACCTCTCAATTAGTTCAATTGCACTTTACCATCATTCGACTAACCTATCAATTCAAAGTGTGGTCCGTCGATAAACGGTCTACGTCCTTGAGATCGACGCAAGTCTATGTAGGCATTCATTGCTTCTTCCATTGTGCCATCCCACTTACGAATGTCCATAGGATATGGCATATCAGCAGTACCCCATGCCGCACCCCAACAAATCGGTACGCCTAGATGTATAGCAGCTTCCTTGATTGCATCGGCTAGATCATCATACAAATTCAATTCCCAACTAGCTCTGCCATTTACAAAGGCCATAATGTCAAAAGCCTTACCCTCAAGGTGCTTCGACTTCATCGTTTTACTGGCACCTTTGGCAACCAACTCCTTCTGCTGTTCGATGGTTCTCATTCCTTGCACCACCCCGAAGTCGGTCTTCGTGAGCGTGATAGCCATCTTCACAACTTCTTGTAGTCTATCGTCGATACCCTCAAGACGATCTAGGCTACGTCTGCTTAACTTAAAACTCATTTCTTACCCCCAAAGAATTTAGTTGCTGACCGCACGGCAAAGCTACTAGCTACGATTACACCCAACGTATATTGATACCACTCTGGCATTGTCTCCAAAGCAGCGAAGCCTTCTGCTACCGTGGTGCGCCCCCAATCTCCTGTAAAACAGAGGATTAGCGGAATACTGAAAAGTAAGACCAGATACTCGTCTTTCCACGAGTTCATGGTGCCTTGCGCCATGATCTTTTCCCACTCCGCTTCCGATGTAGCGGCGGACTTCATTATGGTCGCTTTCGCTTCTGCCTCTACAAGCTTCAGATTTGCAGCGGCAGCTTGCGCATCAGCCTTGCCTTTGAGCCATCCACCCGCTAGTTCAGTCAGTGGTCCTATCAGTGCCTGTATCATACCGACTGCCCCATGCCCATCTGCATACCCATGTTGTAGTCACGTAATGCCATCAAGCCGCCCATGTTCATACCTACTGTTGGTTTGAGCATAGGCTTTATGATAGAGCCTCCAGTATTGTTAGCTCCGACATATGCCGCAGCCTGTTCTGGTGTCATTCCAGAAGCTATCAAGTTTTGGATGGTGAACATCTTGCCTTGATCCATTTCTGGGTATGCTTGCTGAAATCTAGTAGGTCCACCACCAAGCATAGGTCCAAACATTCCGCCGCCAGCAATGTAATTTGCAATACCTGATGTGCCAATGTTGGTTCCGCTTGGGCCAAGAGCGCGTTCACGTCCATATGAACCACGAGGTCTGGCTCCAATAAAGTTTGATAAGGCTGCTATACCGCCTTGAGTCTGTGAGAAATTTGGACTGCTTGATGCTGCAGCGTATTCGGCTTCAGATATGTAGTTGTCTTTGTTAGTGTCGTATGCACCTGTATCTGCGCTAGAAAATCTAGCACCACTACGGCCTGGGCCACCGCCATCAAACATATCTTTGAAACTGATGTACCCACTATTAAAGATACCACCCTTCTTTTCCTTTGGCTCTGGCGGTTTCGGAGAGGTTGGTGCCGTATAAACACCCTGTGAAACTGGTTGTCCTGACTGAATAACGAGTGGCATTATACTACTCCGCGATCTGTCTTAGCTTCTTTGTTCATCCAGATGCCGAAGCAGCCAGTGAGTGCGCCCATGCAGACAGATACAAGACCAGCCTGCCCATTGGTTGGATCAGGCAAAGACATATACCAGTGGACGCTTTGATAGGTCAGTATAGTTACAACCAACATCATCAGTCTGGGGAAAACCTTGTAGTTGTCTATAATCGTGTGTGCCATAGTGATCTCCTAAGTAGAAACGGCGGCTCTAGTATCGACACGCAGCCAGTTGGACCCGTCACCAAACGCAACAACAGGACTGCCAGCAGCCCCATCAGAAACGTATATTAGTGTGCCTGTCTCCACAGTTGGCAACGTAGCCACCGTATAACTTGGTAATGGTATGCCAACAGTATTGTCAGCGGATGTAGCGGATTTTATTCTCAGTACGCCTTCGGTCTCGTAAACGGTCCCCACCTCGTCACCAGACTGAGCAGACGTTGGAATCTCTATAAGCACAGGTTTTGCTATGGCAGGGTTTGTCATCTGCAGCGCAAAAGTAGCAAACGCCCTCGTGACCTCTGCCATGTACTGTGGCGAATACTGTACAGGTGGCACAGGAAAATATGGTACTGGTGCTATACTCATCTTCTACCGTCCTGCCTTATGTCTATCCTTGGGATTCCAAGTCTCCATAGCACATCTGCATCGGTTGATTCTACCTTGAAGGTAAAACTTCTACCTCTCAACCTAGTCTGATACTGGTTCGTGTATTGGTCAACTGGAACATTAGATGTCTTTGTAACTGTGTTTGTGTCAGTCTGTTGATTGACCTGACCTGGGGCATTTTTTGCATTCAATACAAAGTTTACCGTGGTATCGTTTACGTTAGTTTCTCTAAAGTTTAAGTCAGGTATGACACGGCTTATAAAGCTGAAGTTGTTGCCGTCAGAAATACCCATATCCCCAGATTCTATGTAGGCAGTCATTGCTTGACCGTCAGCTTTTGCACCTGTTTCATGATTGTACAAATACCCATCATTGCCCGTAGCAACTGGCAAGCTACTAATTCCACGATCTAGCCAAGCTGTTCTTGATAGTGTGCCGATATACCAAATGTTTTCTTGGTAGTTGTAGACTACATACCTATCGTTTTCTTCTGAATCCGCAGATGGATAGAACCACCAAACCTCTGCAAACGATACGTTTGAACCCGCTACAACCTTTTCTATCTGGCTGGTATTGAAGTCATCAAAGACGTAATCACGAACAGTGCATGGTATTCTTTGAACCGCACCCGCATAGCTGTAGAATTCTGCATTGCCCATCCAATAAACAATATCGTTTACAGCGATGGCTGCTTTTGGACTTGCGATAGTTATGTTTGACGAAACTAAATTTATACCAAAGGTAAAAGGTGGACCAATAAACTGCATGGCGTACACAGCGGTATCTGTAAATACAGCGATTTGTTGGCGTGTCTCAACAGCCTGAACAATCCTTGATCCTGTATCGATCCTCAAATCACCAGCGGTGTTTGTATCTGTTGGATACCAGTCTATTGGGTTTTCCTGACTAGAGAATCTAATCAGCATGGGGTCTTGTGTGCCATCGCCCTGCGTATCAGATGAAGCGCCCAAGCCATCAGAGCCAAAAGCAATTACGTGCCTGTCTCTGTCCGACAGCAAGATTTGAGCGCACTTTTGCGGAACAGACCGTGGCGTTCCTGAAAGTGTGGAAAGCTCTACACCACGAGTTGTCACGCCATTTGTTTTATCCCAGTAGAACACTTGACCGTTGCGCTCGTTGAAGATCAAGTCTTCTCCGAAATTGTCATGTGACCATATTCTTAGACCTGTTGTGGCTGTTTGAGTGCCTGTGGCAACGCCCTCGCCCCACCCATTAAAATCGTCTGCGCTATCGGCATTGCCCTCTGTTAGGCGAACTACAGAACCATCTGCGTGAGATGAAGCGGGTGTGCCATTGTGACCACGAGTACATCCAGTAAGATCATTTGAGCTAACCCCACCAACCAAAACAAGCTCAGTTCCACCGATTAAGATTACATCGCTTGCTGCAATCCCCGTGGCAGACGTAACAGTAATTGTAGTATCGCTGTCACTAAGTGTCCCACCTTCATTGAGAGTTGTCTGTAGTGCGCCGTTGTTAGTACCGCCAAACAAACCTGCGCCCCAACCAGTGCCAGCAACAGAAGAATTAAGACCTGTGCCTATTTGGTATGCGCCAACTACAGATGCACCGCCATTTCCTGTATCACTAGAATCTGCCGTGACTAACGTGGGGTTCAGCGCTCCGTTTTCTGTTATACTAGATATCGTACTTACAGTTCTGGCTTGGATTGTATATGTGTTACCGTCAGTAATGCTTACAATTTGATACTCTTGATTTAGTATATCTGCGGTAATGTTGCCGCCTAGACTAGCTGCCCCACTAAACGTAACGAAATCATTCTCAACGGCACCGTGGTTCACTTCTGTGACCGTAATAGTAGAAGACCCATTGGTGGCTGCAAAAGTAACATCGCCCGCACCAGTCGTAAGCCTTATAGGTGTGATATCGTTGTAATCAGTACCTTGCTTTATGTAGTATTTTAACTGTGTACCAACACCTAAAAACTTTTCACCACTGAGAGCAACCCATTCATGAAGGCCACGGCAATTTCCAAGAAAAGAATTTGTACTATTCTTTTCCCAACCATTTAACTTTTCTGGATAACCAAAACGAAACCTAACTTTGTCACAATTCACCCATCCGTTTTCTTCAGAATACGGAGTTATTTCTTTATTGATCCCAGGTTTAAATCTTAGCTCTGTAAAACTCATGCTGTTGATCCATAAACTGTGCCGTTGTTAGTGTATGTAGCAATGGCTGTACCTGAGATAGCTGCACCACCAGTACCGCCGCTACCTTGAGTGTCACCACTGCCGTTTCCGCCACTAGCACCCCAGCCGCCCCCGCCTCCGCCACCGCCAGAGCCAGTGCCGTTGCTTCCTGCGCTGCCCGCATCCCCACCGTCACCACCACGAAAGAAAGAACCATCGTTTCCGCCAGCACCGCCTGTACCTGGCAATATGCGACCGCCTCCGCCGCCGCCAGCTTCACCTTGATCGCTTCCATCACCGTCAGACTGCGCACCGCCGCCGCCAGAACCGCCGCCAGAACCACCAGCGGCTTGACTTGGACCGCCTGCATCCACGCCGTTACTTCCTGCTAGTCCAATTGTCCCACCTGCACCACCTGCCTGTGACCCACCTGCGCCCCCTGCTCCGCCACCCGCGCCACCGCCGCCACCTGCAACACGACCATTTCGCGCTGCCGCACCGCCGCCGCCGCCACCCCCCGCAATAAATGCGCCTAAAGCGTTTGTTAGCGTGACACCCGTTGCACTATTAGATATAGCTGCACCACCATTTGCCCCGTTTTGCGATGCGCCACTTGACCCAGTACCGCCGCCGCCACCACGACCAATAATATACCCGTTGTTTGTAATGGTAAGCAGTCCATTCAGGGCAGATGAAATAGTTAAAGCAGCCGTTGATGTACTATCTGACCAAATATAAACGCCGCTGTTTATAGTTACGAGAACAACGTCGGACCCATTCCATCCAGCAGAAGTAAGAGTGGTGTTTAAATCAACCTCTTGTGTGTTGGAAGAGAATGTGTAACTAAACTGTTTTACCCCATCATAAAAATCAGAGAAATCTATGGTTCCAGATGTTGGCACATTAGTGTTGTTGTCGGTAACAAAAGAACCCCCACGATAGTATTCAGACATACTAATAGGATTAGTGCCGCCAAACTCAGTTTGGATGTCACCTAAAGATATTGTGCCTGAAGAGGGTAGAGCCATTAGCTTATTGTTCCAAATGCTGTCACATCACCAGTGACCTTTAAGTTTCCTGATGTATCAAGTTCCATCTTGGCGGTGCCACTATATTTAATAATTAGCTTGTTAGAAGAAACTTCGAACGTCCAGTCGTTTGCGCCATTATCAAGGGCAAAGCTATTTGCCGTTACGGCAGCGTCTACATCCACAGCTCCAGTAAAACTGGCACCAGCTAAAGCGGCTTTAGCATCAAGCTGAGTTTGAATTGCAGATGTAACTCCATCCACATAATTCAACTCAGTAGTCGTAAGAGTTGCTCCATCTAAGATGTTTATCTCTGCTGCGGTAGAAGTTACGCCTGTTAAGTCTGTTGGAGCTATTGATATATTTGCGGTTCCATTAAAAGATTGGCCCGCAATAGTTCTTGCGGTCTGTAACGCTGTGGCAGTAGCGGCGTTTCCTGTTGTTGAGCCAGACGATCCAGTCACATTGCCCGTCACATTACCTGTTAAATCTCCTGTAACATTACCAGTCACGTTACCCGTCACGTTACCTGTGACGTTACCAGTTAAAGCTGCGGTAACTGTTCCAGCACTAAAGTTTCCACTAGCGTCCCGCGCAACAATAGCACTCGCAGTGTTAGCATCCGTTGCAGTCGTAGCTGAGTTTGAGACTTTACTTGCTGTAGATATTGTTGCCAGCTTGGTGTCTGCAATCGCAGCGTCCGACTTGATATCAGCGTTTACAATCGTATCGGCTGTTATTGCAGCACTTAAAGCCACGTTACCCGTGCCATCAAATGCAACCGCTGCCGCTGTGATATCACCAGTAATAGAAAAGTTTCTTGAGTTTGCTAAAGCTTGAGCCTTAGCTGCCGAAGATACATCCGTAACCTTTGCCCCAGTGCCAGCGCCATCACAGAATACCATAGCACTAAAGCCATCAGCTATCGTAACCGTTCCACCAGACCCATCGCCCTGCTTAATAACTAAGTTCTGACCTGTGTTATTAAGGAACGTATATACAAGTGTATGATCGTTTTGCTCTAGTGTGATAGTTCTTTCGGCAGAGTTGGCACCAGCAAACTCAATACCTGCATAATGACCATTCTCAACGGCACTAGGGTTGTTGTCCAGAGGCAGAGTATAGTCTGCGTCTGTCATGGTAATCTTCTTAAAACCTTTAGACGCAGCGTCTAATATCTCTAAGTTTGTGTTTGTACTGGCCCCCCACGTACCAGCTTCATCGCCAGTTGTTATAAGTTTGACGCCACTGATATTTGTATATGAAGCCATATCGAACCTTCTCTAAAGTTCTATTGAACTAATTTGAGTTGCACAAAGTATACGTGCAATTTGAGTTTTAAGCAACAAGTTGCCAGTTTGGATCATCTGAATTTGTTATATCTGTATAGTTTGGATTCTGACTTGGGATAAGTTCACCATAGACAGTGACACTTGATAAGCCAACAACAAGTTCAAAGCTGCCAGAGAACACACCTTGCTTGAACGATATATCCTGACCAGTATATGTAAATGTTCCAGACTCTAGGAGTTCTGAGATGGACTTCGGTATATCCTGACCAGTTAGAACAAATGTTCCACTCTCTGCGCTCATAGTGATGGCAACAACAAATGTCGCGTCTTGGCCTGTCAGTGTAAACGAACCTGAATCAGCAGAAATATTTAGCTGCGCATTAACAGAAGCATCTTGCCCTGTAAGGATAAATGATCCAGCCTCTATGACTTCAGTAATGTCTTCGGTAATATCTTGCCCAGTAAGAACAAACGTACCAGAGTCCAAATCGACATTCATTGCTATAGCAAATGAAGCATCCTGACCCGCAAGAGAGAACGATCCCGAAGCCGCATCTATATTCATTGCCTTTGCGAAATCAGCATCATTACCAGTTAAGGTAAATGAACCAGACGTAACAACTTCAGTTATATCGCCAGTTATATCTCGTCCTGTTATGGAGAAGGAGCCAGCCTCAAGAGATTCATTTAAGGCTATACGGGTGCCTACATCTTGTCCTGTAAGTGTGAAGGTTCCTGATTGAGTTACCTCAGTACGCTGCCTTCTGATAGTCTGACCAGTATAAGTAAACGTACCAGAATCCGCATCCATGTTTAGCTGTGCGGTTACTGCAGCATCCTGATCAGTTATTGTGAATGTGCCTGACGCTAGGTCAACACTCAACGCTATTTGGTTTCCAATAGCATAGCCCGTATAAGTAAACGAGCCGCTATCAGCGGTCATAACCTTGCCGCGTCTTAGGTTCACGTCTTGTCCAGTTAAGGCAAACGAACCAGAGTCGGCGTTTACATTCAGCGCTATTGTGAATGTTATAGCTCTACCGTCTAAGGTAAATACGCCTGTTTCTTTGACATTTGTAATTAGCTTTGCAGCACCATGCATACTGAGCGTAAAGGTGCCGCTGACCAAATCAATATTGAAAGCAGAATTACCAGACGCGCCTATCGGGGCGCTGGCTATGGGGCGTTGGGTAAGCATACAAAGTGTCCTTTGTTAGATTATCCCATATATATCATCTTTTTCCGTCCAAACCAAATACCCATTGGATTCTAAATTTCTGACTAGCAACTTGTCATCTATGTGCTTGTGTTCAATCTTTACAACTGAAGGCTTTATGCGAAACGAATATCTATTAAAGATATTGTTTTCATGGCCTTCGGCATCTACTTTCATAAGGTCTACGGAATCTACGCCCTGCAATAATGTGTCTAGCGTAATGCAAGGAACAACTATTCTTTCGTCAAAGTCACCGACCCTGTCTGGACTTGTGCTAAGTTTGTAACCTAAGTGATTATCACTTACGACATGAGAACACCCAGACAACCAAGAGCCGTCATCTCGTGCTACTGCAAAGTCTATTTCCCCATTGTAATCAGACACAGCAGCTTGAACCACTGTGACATCATAATTAGCAAACATTCTTTTGCATTCTTCATAAAGACGAGGCACAGGCTCTACAACAATTCCGCTCCAACCCATCTGGGCTAAGGGCAGGAGAGTATCAAAATTAGCAGCGCCAATCTCAACAAAAAACTTATTCATTTAGGTCGCCTTTGTACCTGCTCGTCCACATAGTGAGACTGTACTTAACGCCCTCCAAAAGCTCATTGACTGAATGCCCATGAGTTACCATGCCTGGGAATAATATACACTTACCTACAGGAACGTCTTTGTTTGTGAAGTTTTGACGTGGGAATATGAGTTCGGCCCCAGAATAATTGTCGTTAAGCTTTACGCTACCAGTAAACAATGAAGCGTCTGTATGCAGACCCAGAGTTGTCTGTGTGTCCATAGAATACCTCATAGTAAACGCATCGCGTAAACCAACGTAAGCTTCTGGGGTCCAGTACTGCTCACATATCTTTGCCAGCTTTTCTGCCCACAGCCTTTCATATTCGTGCCACAAACCCATCTTGCGAATGCGTATCTCTTGAGCGGGGAACTTATCCCCATCCATTTGACTCCAGCCGCCATAGCTTTCAGATTTCTGAATTAAGAAATCACATTGCCGTTGAGATAGGAAATCAGTAACAAGAATATCTGGGCCAACTTCATCATAGTCCAAAGTTAAATAGTACGGACTTACAGGCTGTGCCCTTTCAACTAGACCAAACCTTTTAGCCATAGAAACAAAAAGAGCCTTTGCATCCGCACCGCCATTGCCGTGATATATGCAGCCGCAGCAACCTGTAACATCGTTCCAAAGCTGCCCCTCTACGACACGTATGTTTGGTTCATGGTTCTGAAAGATGTACGCTTCAGTATCTAACTTTACTGTGTATGGAAAACGATAACCCTTATCCACTATTTGAGGCGGCAGCGTTTTGAGGTATCTCAACTGACAGTAAAGCTGGTCATCTTTGTTTGATTCGTTAGGCGCATTCTGTGAAATAAATGCGTGAAGAGCTTTAGCTCTGCCAATGTAAAGACCGCTGTTTAAATATCTGTAAGGTGTCCCAGTATCAGGCCACTTGTTACGCATGAACTCATCATCAACTAAAGGCCAGTGTTCGCTTTCAGCACCAAACACAATATCAGCGCCAAACTGTAAGTATCTTTCTAAAACAACTTTAGGATCATCTGCAAAGAACGTGTCGTACCCGTCCATAAACAAGACCACATCATCGTCCTGCAAAGTAGCCAAGTATTCATTCACAAGTTGTATCTTTGGCATCCCAGCAAGCCCATCCATAGGGTCTCTCCAAGGATGATCTTTACCTAAGTTATGTACTTCTACCCCGTACTTCTTTGCTGACTGCTCTAAAGCCCACATCTTTTCTGGCTCTGTAGCAACAGTCACAATCTTAAAATTTACCCCACCACTTAACACTTCTGTCTCCTCTATTGTAGACGGCCTAATGTCTCGTGGGATTTGTTTGACCACTTCATCTTTATAGAAGTAATTATTTTTACCCTTCAGCTTAGAAGGAACCCACTCATCTACAGGTATAATGCTATCTTTAAAGCCTTCGATCAAGTGCTTTGCTGTTCTTGGGGATAGCGCATAAGCATGACAGTTGTACCAATATCCCATGTCATTCCAGCGATAACCCAACCATACGCTATCACATCTTGCCAATAAAGAATCTACATGCCCAACATCAATAGAATCAAAGACAGCATCTTCTTCTAAGATAATCCCATTTAAGTTCGATTGAACTATTCGCTCCCATACACGTAAATGACTTACCGCGCAGCCAAACTCCCCCTTTAACAAAGATCGTTTGTGTATAGGGTCCAACCATTCTGCATCTGGCTTGCACCCACTTTGTGATTTAGCCTCCTGCCACGACAAGTCTCGAACATCGAATGCAGAACCATGTAGGCTTATCTGATATATTATCGCCATGTTGGACCAGAGAACCAAGCAACGAGAGATCGACGAACGCCCCTAGTTACGGGTGTAACCCTGTGTGCAAGATAGCTAGGAAATACCATAACAGTCCCTTGCTTTTTGGCAGCTATTGGCAGTTGCTCAACTTCTGAAAACTCAAAATCTCCACCATCATAATCAGATGGATCACTTAACTGCACCGTCAATGATAGCTTGCGATCTGTACCGTCATTGTTGTTCCAATCTACATCATGATGCCAATCATACTTGCCACCTTCTGAGGCGTGATATTCTGTAAACTGCATCTCAGCATTGAATTCTACATTAATGCCCATAATTGTTCTAGCCTCTGCTACATATGGCTCAAGAAGAGATTGCACTTCCTGATTACCTGTGAGCCAGGCTACGCGACTACGACGATATTCTAGATTTTCCCCACCAAACGTAGACGCTTGATTTACTTTCTTTGTTTCTGGCTGTTCTAATATTGTAGAAACATTTATTGAGCTAGGCCACATTCTCCAATTTTGTCGTATCATTGGTTTCTCCCATTATTTAATCTCCATCGGGCATTTCTTTTGCACTTCTGTTGAAACTAAGCCTTTGGGCTTATTCCATTTAGTTTTTATCATACCCTCTTGTGAGTCATGCTTCACAAATTTCACACGCTCAGGGAAGTACACATACATTAACGCATCACCCTTGTTGACAATAAAATCTTCTACATCCTTATGTACCATCCAGTTTACAATTATGTTTGCCGCATGGTTTAAAGGCTCCGTAAATACACCAGGAATTTGCTGAAACGGTGCGTTTGGATTGTCATAAAAAGGCTGCAAAAACATACATTGCATTCCCTTTGGCAAATCCAGTGCGATCCTAGTAGGGATCTTTATGTTTATATGATCTTGGAAAGTATTACATGCATCCGACCTAAATTGCACAGGCTCATGCGATTCTGAATGAAATAAATGTGGGTCAGTAATCTCCATTTCATAATAGTAATCATGACCATAGTGGTGACCTAAGTTACCTTCTGCCCTTGCAAAGTGCATATCCATAGGCGCACGAACAACCATACATCTGGATAAAAACTCACGAATATTTGGACAAATACGTGCTGTGTTTACAGTGGGGTTTAGGTAGCTATTTTGTAAACCCAATCTGTCACGCCTCATCTTTTCAATCTTTGCTTTCGCCCGATTAAAAACTTCACTTGTTCGATTTGGCAAGCTGTTATACCATTTATTTGTTTTAATAGCAGGATATTGGGTCCAAAGATTAAGCCAATCCTCTGCATCAAAATGATATCCTGTAACTGGAACACCATTCACCATTGGTTGCCAGCACGAGTATTTTACTTTTTTCATTGCAAATTACTCTGGTTTTGTGGGCCACACTACATTATCTGGGAAGCCTTCTTGCTGCGGTACATCCCGCAATGCTTGACGATAAGCTCTCATTTCATCGGACATAGGACGATCACCTACCGCATAAATATCCGTTTCTTCCAATAACTGCTGGCGGTTCCATCTTTGATATTGAGACATATAATTATTGTGATCAACTTCTGTGACAGTTCCATCAGAGTTGTACTTATAACGTAAGTAGTCATGCATACTGTCGTGCAATTCTTGCGTTATTTCAACATATGTCACATCAGATGGAAAGCTAGTAAGGTCTGGTTCATACGATGTAATTGTCAACTGTCGTATAAAATTGTCGTTGTCATGTTCGTATAGCAACCATACCCATTCCGTTTGTGTACTGTCAGTCATAACCTTTCCCCTCAAAAGAAACTAATTTTCCATTGTGACCGAATTCTCCCAATGGCAAAATATTAAAAGCTATCGAATAACGATCATCTACTTTTGATTTTGCCACAGCACCAACATGATGTGTAAGCCCAGAAGGCATTATAATGCAGCTACAAGGCTCTGGATGAAACTGCTTTGTGCTTTGCGTCAAACCATTTTCTGCATCGAAAGGTATATTTGGCGTGAGCATAAACATTTCGTGTGTATCCCACGGCCTGTGCAAATGCAATGGTTGTCCTGTTGTTAAGTATAGAACACCACTAATGTAAGAATTAGTATGGCGATGCGGTACTATATTTTCATAAGGCTTCAGTTTCATGCCCCATGAATTGCAAACGAACAAGTCCTCATATGCATGACCCAAACAATCTAAATACAGTTTAGAATGTAGCAAAATTAATTCACGTACATCATGCAATTCCTCATCGTCTAATAAATGATTGTTTGCGGTTTGGCAGCCCCCAGACCCTTCACCTGTATATTCAAAGTGTTGAGCAGCAACGTATTCGTATGCCTGTTCAACATCGAGGTTTTCTAGCTTACCTGCCAAGACAGGTACACCCCACGCTTCTAACAGTTCCATTTAACCAGTTCTTACGGCAAAAACGCAGTGAACATAACCTGACTGGTTAGTCCCAGTGGTGAAGGAGCCAGTGTTGAACGACCCTGCGGTTGCGCTGTTACCCGATGTTATATACTTCCCAACATTAAATCCAGGCGAATTACTTTTTAGACCATACTGATTATTATTAGCGTAAGCATAACCGTCTGCCTTAACGTCATCAGCGCTGATCGTGATGTCACCCGATCCAAGTATGCTGTTACTATTGATTGTTTTAAGACCAGTGACGTTTTGTAAAACGCGGCTGTTATCAATGACGGTTGTGCCGCCCACTTGTAATGCCATCTTCGTATCTCCTTATACTATTAGCATTCCAGTTTATCTACTTTGTCTTTCAAGTCCTTGATTGCCTCAACCAAGTGACCAATCATCCCAACGTAGTTGATTGATTTCATTCCTGTTCTTTCGTCTGTCTGAACAACATCTGGCAAGATAGGCTCAACCTGCTGCGCGATAAAGCCATGACCTCGTGTGCCTGTGTCTCTCCAATTAAACGAAACACCCTCAAGCTGCGTGATGTCCAACAGGGCGTTTGAGATAGGCTCTACGTTTTCTTTTAGTTGAGCGTCTGATGTACTGTTCAAGTCGCCAGTGACAAGCACATGTGGCGAAGTGCTCTTAACCTCTAGCCGTTCTGAACCAGCAACAACAACACGCCACTGATCGTTGGTGTGGAACTGCATATAGGTGTTGGTGTCGCCTGTGTGATAAATAGCGTTTGCAAGGTATATATCAGTAACAGTGTTTGGTCCCGCAGGACCAGTCGGACCAGTAGGACCAGTTGGGCCTGTTGGACCAGTTGCGCCTGGCTCGCCTTTCTGACCTTTCTGACCAGTCGGACCCGTAGAACCCGCTGGTCCCGTTGGACCAGTGTCACCCGTTTGTCCCTTTTGGCCTTTCTGACCTGTAGGCCCAGTTGGCCCAGTAGGACCAGTCGGTCCAGTGGGTCCAGTAGAGCCTGTAGGACCAGTTGCACCTACTTCTCCTTTCTGGCCTTTTTGACCAGTAGGACCAGTGGGTCCAGTAGAGCCAGTAGGTCCAGTAGAGCCAGTATCCCCCTTTTGACCTTTCTGGCCTTGTGGACCAGTTGGACCAGTTGGACCCGTAGCTCCTTGCGGCCCAGTCGGACCCGTGGGACCAGTTGCTCCAACCTCACCTTTCTGACCCTTTTGACCTGTAGGTCCAGTCGCACCTGTGGGGCCAGTAGCTCCTGTTGGACCAGTGGGTCCAGTCGAACCTGTCGCGCCAACCTCACCCTTTTGCCCCTTCGCCCCCGTTGGACCCGTTGGTCCTGTTGGACCAGTTCCGCCTATTTCTCCTTTTTGTCCTTTAGCGCCAGTGGGGCCAGTAGGACCAGTGGGTCCAGTATCACCAGTCGCGCCTTGCGGTCCTGTAGGGCCAGTTGGCCCAGTAGGACCAGTCGGACCAACTAAAGCTGCATTTGCAATAGTTTGCTTTTCCCAACGAGCTGCAGTCGTGTCATAAACAGGAATAAGATCAGAACTTGCTGCGTCTGTATCTGTAGGAAATCCAGTAAGAGATGTACCAACATTGGCGCTATCTGTTACATCAGCAGAGGATTCTATGGTATCTAGCTTTGTGCCATCACCAGCTACATCCCTGCCATCAACAGTGCCACTAACAACAATATTTCCAGTAACAGTTGCTCCCGTAGCCGTGGCCTCTACTTTGGTATTTCCTGCATTCTGGATTCTAGTGTAGTCAGCAGCTACAGATGTAATAGATACAGTTGCATCGCCAGCGAGACTTATGGCACTCCCGCCGTTGCTGCTTTCTGAAGGCGAACGGGTAAGTGCCGTTCCAGTAGCTGTGTACGTTCCTGTCCCTATTTCGAAGTTTGTACCTTCTTCGATGACGTACTGAACAACATCACCGTCAGATACCCCCGCTGCCGCAAAGGTTTGGAAGCCAGAAGCGGCACTCCCTAGTGTGACGGTGCCAGTCCCCGTGCTGGCAGTCGTCATCTTTGCCCTATTAAAAAGCTTCGCCACGACAAGCTATCCTTATGTTAGTGTCAGGATACCGTTTGTACCTATATCGATAGTAAACGTGTCACCGTCATTTAGAGTCAACGATGTACCGTAATCGTAATATCCAATCACTGGGTCTGCAGGTGATGTCACTGTATCATTGTAAATTACAATGTAACGGAAAGCAGCGACTGAACCGCCTGATGCAGTAAGCGTCAAGTCGTCAGCAGACAACTTATATGTGCCTGATGTCTGCGTAGATGTGACGTTTGCCAATGTGCGTGAAGACAAGTTGGTATAACTAATCTGAGACACGTTAGCCAAGATACCGTTACCGTCTGCAGTAACGTCTGTTCCTGAAGTTGGGTCTGTGTTCGACAAGGCTACGATTAAGGTATCCGCATCCAAGTCCATTGCATTTGCTAGGTTTACGACGAAATCGTTTACCTTTGTGAAACTAGCCATAAGTAAACTCCTATGATATCCTAATTATAGCTGTCGTAGCAGAAGATACTGGGAACTGAACCTCAAACGTATCGTTCGAAACTACACGATTACTTCCAAAATCTAACACAGCGACAGCTTTATTAGAAGCAGAAGAATTATATATCAGCGCACCTCGTGCCGTAAACGAAGCACTTGTCCAACTGATATTCTCGAAATCCACAAACGCAACAGTCCCTGAACTTGTTGGCGCTATAGTGGTTAGTGCCTTTCCCCCTGCCGTGTAAGCAGTCCCCGAAGTATTTGTTATCTCATTCGTTGTAGAGTAAACTGTGGTTCCCGCGCCAAGATCAGCAGAATCCGTGTACAGTGCAATCTTAAAGGTATGAGATGTAAAGTTATGTACAGCCTCAAGCAATTCCTTCTTGAAAGAAGTACATGTTGTTTGAGTAATAGCCATTATGCCGCGTCCTCTCTATAAGAGTCATTCTTAATCATCACACCAAGAGAAGCCATGTTCATAAGCGCTGACTGATACCTCTGTAGATAGTTCTGCAGAACATCTGGCTCACCTTTCATAAACGTATACGCCTCATAAAGGGTGCCGTAAAGAAGAGTGGTTTCGGCGTTGTCGCCAAGCCAAGATGTCGTAGAGGTAACGATTGAAGGTGGATCATAGTAATAATGCAGCTCTATATTATATGCTGCATCTGGAGTTGGACCCAGTATAAAGTTTCCATTCGATCCTGACTTCTCACCATCAAAGTTTGCATAGTACTTTGGAAGCCCTTCAGTAGAAGCACTAGGATATGCCTCTCTGATAAAGTTAACTTCTTTCTCCAAAAGATATGTGAAGTTGTTGCTTCCATCTATTACAGCAAGAGAGAATGTTGACAGAAAGTCAGAGGGTCGAGCTAGGTACTGATTGCTGGCAGACACATTACCCGTGACGTTCTTTCGAAGTTCAGGTATCTGAACATCTCTGTTTATCCGCTCTTCTGCCTGACGAATAAACAAATTGATGTTGTTCACGAAAGTTGTTTCCGTGTTTTCAGTGTAGTCTTTGACTGCCTGTACTAGCTCAGAATAGTTCATTTGAACTTATCCCATCTTGTAGTTGCCACCCTTAGTGGCAGCACCCATTCCACGACACATGCCGCCGCCATCGCGCATCTTCTTCGTTTTTCCGCCATATCCCATCTTGCCAACACCGTCTGCCGCAAAGAAAGGAACCTGTTCACCATTTTTGTTTACCATCTTTAACTTACCGCCTTCTTTCATTGCGATAGGCTTTTTCATGGCATCATACATTTTTCCTGGCATATCTATTCTCCTATGATGTAGATATATTAACACTTCCTACTTGCGCTGTCATGTATTGCGCATCATTCCATACGGGGTTCCATCCAAATAAACCACGGCTCTCAATCTCTGCCCTATCTGGTCTAGGATTCTGTAGTGATTGAGGGTCAAATATTTTTACCCGACCTAAGAAATTTTGAGGTTGATCGGGATCGGCAACATCTCTTCCTACAAGGAATCCTGTTCTAACTCCGTTATTGAATTCTGGAACTAGGTCTCTCAATGGATACCTAAATCCAGTCTTGTCGCAAAATCCAAAAGCGTATTTACCTTTAGCGTAGCTCATGCGCCACCTATCATAAATGTGTCATACGGAACAAACTTAATTGAAGCTGTCTCTGTATCTTCGTCCGCAGCAAGCTGGAATTGAAATTCGTATTCTTGCTTCAAGGCAGCAACTCTGCCAGAAACTTCAGGTCTTTTCATGGCGATATAGTATGCCATTCCTGTAACAAGACACGGAACAAATCTTGGTGGGACAGATGTTACCGAATCACCAACACCAGAAGATAGTCCATCAATGCCTTTGAGCCTATAGTAGGCAATAGTGTAAGTCGCTGTGCTATCTGGCACAGGCCACAATGTTACTTTTGTTTCCGTTGGGAGCCTTTGGACGTAGATTTGGGTCGGCCTACCTTGCGTGTTTTTGTTGGTTTGCTGGGCGTAGGTTGAGACACTGATCCTTTCGAGGGTCGTGTCTGTTTGGTTCGTGCCTGTGCCTGTTCTGATTTGGTGTTCGATGATGTCGATTGTGTCCGAAGGAAGGGTATACGTTGCCGTACCTGCTGTAACAGCGATTGTACCCGCTTCAATAGTGAAGAGATTAAGACCACGGTTCTGCCACTCCAGTGTTAAAAGGTTAAGACTTCTTCGTGCTGTTTTAAGGTCATAGCCAGTACGCATAGTAAGCCCAGCCCGCTCATATGCTTCCTCAAAGAGTTCTGGTAAATCTGGTGTTACTACTGCCATGACGTTATCCTATGTCACTACACTTCTGTGTCGTTTGGTTTTCTCTGCAACTTTTTTAGGTTGAGCCACATACTGCTTACCTGCCTTAGTGCCTTGTCGTTTTGCTCTTGTGGTAGCTGCATACTCACTGCTGCTAAGAGACTTAATAGCCGAAGAAGGTAGATACCGTTCACC